ACAAAAAACACATTCAGGTGTAATTTGTGGCGAACCACATCTTTGGCAAGTTGATCTTGTTTCTAATTGTTTTGGTGTCACAATTTACTCCTTTTTATTTATAATCTGGTTTACATGGTCTTGGATGCCAATGGGGTTTGTTACCACTACTCTTACCACCTGTTGTATGCCACCCACCTCTTGTGGTTCTCCCGCTACCATGGTTAATTAGAATAGGTAATAATAACCCACAAACTGCTCTAGAAATTATATTGACAATTTTAAACATAATGTCTCCTTTTTTTGAAGCGATTAATAAAAAATTAATAAAATTAGATTCTTATCACTAATTAATATATATAGATGACTAACTTATAAATGGTATGAGGTAATAATCTATAGACGATATGATTAATTAATTAGAACATATATAATGAAACCCTACATGGTATCTAACAGACTTTAAACTAAAAAAAATTTGAGATCTTAGTCTGTGATCTGTTAAAGGAGATAAGACCATGACTTATAAAGACTATTTTGTAACAGAAGTTAAATCAAAAGGAAAAATTCTTCGAGTGAAGAATGGTGCTGTATCCCTGCCATTTGGAAGTGAATATTCTATACTTCTAAAAAATTTAAATTCTAGAAGAGCCTCTATTAAAATTCATATTGATGGTCAAGATGTTCTTGATTATAGTTCGTTGATTCTTGAACCAAATACTAGTACAGAACTTGAAGGATTTTTAAATGGAACTGTTGCCAGAAATAAATTCAAGTTTATTCAAAAAACTAAAGAGATTCAAGATCATCGAGGTGATAAAATTGATGATGGTATAATTAGGGTTGAGTTTGCATTTGAAAAAGCTAAACCTGAAAGAAGACAAGTTATAATTGAACAACATGAACATCATAATCATTATGATTATTATCATTGGTGGCCAAGTTTTACATGTAACTCTGCTGATAAAATTAAAAAAGGTACATCAGGTGATGCTGCTGATGTTATTAGATCAGCAACATATACTGCATCAATGGAATCAAATGTACAAGCAAATAATAGTATGGCGGGAGAGGGAGAAATTAAAGCATGTTTTAGCAATGTTCAAATGGATTCTCTTGGAGTTGAATCTTTAGGTAACCCTCTAGATGATGAAGGAATAACTGTTAAAGGCTCTAACTGCCATCAATCATTTAGATATGGTTCTGTTGGTGAGCTTGATCAATCTCAAGTTGTTATTATTAATCTAAAAGGATATGCTACTTCCGGTGGACAAATTGAGAAACCTGTCACTATTAAAACTAGACTTATGTGCTCTTCATGTGGGAAAAAATCTAGATCGTCTTTTACATTTTGTCCCGCATGTGGTACTCGTTTAGAATAAATAAGAACAAAAACATGTAGGGTGAGGGGTGTGATTTTTTGGTATAAATCAATATAGCTTTATACTTTGATCACACCCCTCTTGTTTCGTCAGAATAAATACTAACTTGGGTAGTAATCTAGAACAAAATATAAAGAGTGTCATTCATTATAACCAAAGGATAAAATAATACATGGAAAAGAAAGTAAAGACAACTGAGCTTAAAATTGTAGATGATTATGGTAAAGTTCTTAATGACTCTATAAATGCTCGAAGTGCTGAAAGAAATGGTCCAGAGGGTTATGTAGAAATATATGAAGTTCAATCTGATGGTAAAAAGAAACTTGTTGGACGCCATAATTTAGTACTATATTTGGGGAGAGAATGGTTAGCTCAACGTATAGTAAATCAAAATAATACAAATGTTACTTCAGAAAAAGATGAGTTTATAACATGGTTTGGATTGGGTGATGGGGGTGTTATTCCAGGAGATCCATTAAATCCACAACCTCCAATATTAACAGATACCGAGATAGCATCATTGGTAATGATAAATGCAACTGATTCATCTGCTGCTGATTATCATGTTATAGATGTAGATCATCCAGAAAAAGGATATTATAAAATACCATTTGATTCAGTTGAATTTGAACAGGATGCTTTAAATGATGATAAATGGTTAGTAATAAAAATTACTACAACTATTGGAGTTGATGATGCAAATGGATATCAATTGAGTGAAGCGGGATTATATACTGCAGCATCTTCTGCTGGTCTTTATACTGGCAATTTTACTTTATTTGCTAGGGTGACTTACCCATCAATTGTTAAAACTTCTGATCGGAGACTTATATATAGTTGGTTCTTATATGTATAAATAATAGTTTATGTTATAAAAGGATTATAAAAAATAGATTTTAGGACTTTAGAAAGCGTATCTTTAGAGAAAATAGAGAAGTTACTAGTATTGAGTTTGTTATAGTTAGTTTTTAAAATAGAGAAAAGCAAAAAAATTAGAGATTAAAAATAGAAATAATAGGAGGATACGCTAATGTCTAATGTTTCACCAGGAGTCTATACCAAAATCATAGACCTTTCACAGTTTATTCAAGCAGTCCCTTCAACAATTGGTTTTATCGCCGCTCTTACAGAAAAAGGTGAAGATAATGTTCTTAAATTTATCGGATCTAGAGCGGACCTCATTTCAGAGTTTGGTGAACCAAATATCACAACGTATGGAAAAAATTATGGTCAAGGACCATATTGCGCATACAATTACTTAGGAGAAGCAGGTTCTTTATATTTTATGAGATGCCTACCTGATGATGCTGCTTACTCAAATATTAGAATTGATGCAGTTTTAGCTGCTGCAGATGAAACAGCTTCAATGGCAATTACTTATATTGAAGGAATTAGTACAAAAGCTGAATTTGGATCTAATTTAGAACAAGCAGTTAACAACTATCCAATTTGTTTTTTACGACCAATTGGAAGGGGTCAATGGTATAATATTATTGGTGTCAGATTGACCCCGGTTTCAAATCCAATGTTTTGGGATACATACGTTTTAGATGTATATGAGAAACAATCAGATGGAGATGATGTAATTATTGAGTCATTTGAAGTTTCATTTGATCCGAAAGCAAGGGATAACGCTGGAAGTTCAATTTGGATTGTAGATATACTTAATCTATATTCCTCAGTTTTAAGAGCAGAGATGTATATTAGTGAAAGTTTAGAAACATTCTCAGCAGGATATGATATTAATATTCGTGTGTATGACAAAGATATAGGTACTACATCAATTACAGAAACTTCTGGTTTAGCAGATCTTACAGATATTAAACAAGATTTTGCTGATTGGGAATCTGATGATTATGTTGCTGTTGTAAAAGATGCTAGAGGTAATGAACTTTGGGGTTGGTTAGGAGCTGCAGCTGGAACAGACGATGAATCTATCGCTATATATTCAGATAGAGCTTTGACAACTCAATCATGGAATGGAGATACTTCTACTTTTGATTCTGCTTCTTCAATTGAATATAGAATCAAAAAATCATATGGTTCTGTTGGTCAAGCATTTACATCATCTGAACCAATACCTTCGAGAAGAGGTAGTGATGGAGAACTATTAATATCTGATGGATCTCTTGATACTGATATAGCTACAGAAATATTAAATGAAGCTTATGCTGGTACTATTGATGATGATGTACTTGATAATGAAAATATTTATTTCTCAATGGTATTTGATTGTGGGTATCCTTCAGATGTTAAAACCGCAATAAGCACATTATGTCAAACAAGACGTGATTGTGTTGGTATTTTAGATAACGGTGATAATGCATCTGTTACTGCAGCATTAAGTACAAGGCTTAATACAAATACATTTAATAATTACTTTGTTGCTTTATATGAATCATACAATAAAGTATATGACGCATTTACAGGACAAGATGTATGGTTTTCACCTGTTTATCATATGTCTTATATTCTGCCACGAAATGATAGTGTTGCTGAAATTTGGTTTGCGGCTGCTGGATTTCAAAGAGGTGCAATTGATACAATTAAGGAGATGAGATTTAATCCAAAACTTGGAGAAAGAGATCAACTCTATCTAAAACAATTAAATCCAATTGTGAAGTTCAACCCAGGATATGTTGTTTGGGGTCAGTTAACATCTCAAGCAAAAGCAAGTGCTCTTCAAGATCTAAATATTGTACGACTTGTACTATATATCAAGAGAGCGTTTGAAGAATTCTGTCGTTTCTTCATTTTTGAACAAAATGATCAAATTACTTGGTCTTTAGTTGCAACTCAACTTGTTGAATTCCTTGAAACTATTAGAAAGAAACGTGGTTTGCATGACTACACAGTAGAAGTTGGTGCAACTGATTATGAAAGACGTACGAAGAGATTCCACGTCAATGTAACACTTGACCCTACCCGTGTGGTTGAGAAGATAGAACTCAATTTTTTTATTCAATAAAATAATTCAGACAAAAAAAGAGTCACTCTATATTCTAGGGTGACTCTTTTTCAACCTTAACAGATTAGACTTCTGCGAGCAATGTTTAATGGATTACTTCTTTTAACATGTGTATTCTCATACCTTTTAATCACTGGATGGTGAAGATATGTTAAGTTTTTGTTTATAATATAATCTATCAATATCTTATCAACTTCATAATATGAACTAGCTCCAATTTGAATTAAATCAGATTCAGTGATCCCAAGCCCATCAGTTGGTTCTGCTTCAATACAAAAATTTATAGCTTCAGAAATATCACTTCTATTATTATCTAGTATATACTTATTGCTTATATATCTAGATAATCCATATACTTCTGTTTTCCATAAATTTTGTATCATACCAAAATCACCTACATCACCATGCAATGTCCAAAAACCCAGATAATATTCAGTAAGATTATCAGTTGATAGAACCATACCTTTATATTCATGCGCTAAATGATATAATTGAATCATTCTTATTCTCGCTCGAATATTTCCCATTCGAACTTTTTCTTCAAAGGTTAATTTTTTTGTAGATTTAGGTATTTCCAAATTCATAATAAGCCTTTGATAAGCATTCTCTAAGTCAA